TGAGCCTTTTTTTTATCGTCTAGTTGTCATAGACTGTAGGTCTGAGATAAACCCAGCCCCAGCGACTGGCTCAGCAGACGTTTACGAAGACTCTGGGGCGAATCCTTTCGTAAAGAGGTAATACTAATGTCACAAACAACATTCTCCGGCCCAGTTAGATCGCTTGGTGGTTTTATCACCGCAGGCGTAAACAGCAGCATCAGCTTATCAGCAGACACCACGCTTACCGTGGCGGCTCACGCTGGCAAGATCATTTTGCTCAACGACGCAGACGGTAAGTTCACCTTGCCATCTATCGACTCCAGCACTCCCGCTGACCCAACGTCTCCAAACCAAGGGAACAACATTGGCGCGTCTTTCTTCTTCTATGTTGAAACCGCAGCCACTGACTTGGACATCCTTACCGATGGCACTGACAAGTTCAAAGGTGCAGCGATAGTTGCTGTCGATGACAGTTCCAAGAAAGCTTTCTTCCCTGCTGCTGCGAATGACGTGATGACTTTGAACGGCTCAACCAAAGGCGGTTTGGTCGGCAGCGTCATTCAAGTAACAGCAATTGATACAGCCAGCTACCTTGTACATAACACCTTGCTGCTTGGTTCAGGAACGATTGTTACGCCTTTCGCTGACGCTTAATCCACAGAATAGGAGATAGGCAATGGCAGATGCAGTAACAAGTCAAACCATTCAGGATGGAGAGCGTAAGGCTGTCCTTAAATTCACTAACATTAGTGACGGAACCGGAGAGGCAAATGTAGTCAAAGTTGATGTTTCAGCCTTGACCACTAACTCTGCGGGTAAGGCTTGCACCAAAGTTACAGTTGCTAAGATATGGTGGCAGTGTGTCGGGATGGGGGTTGAGTTGTTGTGCGATGCAACGGCAAACACCCTAATCATCGGCCTGTCACCAGACAGCAATGGCTTCCACGATTACTCTGACTTCACCGGCATTCCTAATAATGCTGGCAGCGGTGTGACCGGGGACATTCTGTTCACGACAATCGGCGCAAGCAGTGCAGATACTTACACCGTCATTTTAGAAGTCATAAAAGAGTATGCTTGATGGCTACCACCTCTGACGTAGAACGGTTAAAGAGCGGACGGCTGCGGTATCGCGGCCAGACGTTCCCCGGCTACAACAAGCAGGTTCGCACCTCCGGCGAGAGTAAAAAGTTTAAGGTTCTAGCTAAGAAGGGCGATCAGGTAAAGGTGGTTCGCTACGGCGATAGCAACATGGAAATCAAGCGAGATAACCCAGAGCGCCGACGCAATTTTCGTGCAAGACACAATTGCGATGCGGTTCAAAAGAAAAAAGACGTTTTCACGGCCTCCTATTGGTCGTGTAAAAATTGGTGACCTAATATGAGCTTTGCAGCACCCATAGAGTTTTACGAGCGGCAGGAAAAAATAAAAGCCAGCCCCCTTTACCCTCAGATTCAGTACATGAACTCTCAGCTGAACCAGATGCAAGAGGGCACCCCTCAGTATGAGGTGCTCAAGGCAAAGCTCTTTGCCATGCAAGATCAAGCGGCTGGCGTAGGGGCCCCGCAGCAGCAAATGCCACAAATTCCCGGCAGGTCTGGCGGTATTGAGGGATTATCAGAGATGTTGGTTCAAGATGACGGATTAGGACAAAAAAGCCCCGGGCAGTACCCAGATACCGTGCCGGTTCCGAGCAGGAACGACGATTTGATAGTTGACTTTCCGGTGCTAGATCGCACCCCAAAGCCACAGCGCGGTGACGTTCCTGATTACATAAAGACGGGGCCAAACACACGATTACCCCCAAGACCTCCTATCCTAGATGATATTTTTGGCCCAGAAGGCAGAATACCTCCCGTCGGAGGCCGTCCCCCGATGATCAGAACCGCAGACTTTCAAGACCGAAATGGAAACGGCGTTGACGACAGGGATGAACGAGGCGGCGGCAAAGGCAGAAGGATTCCAAGCCGCAGGATAAAAGATTCTTACCGACGAAGGGGCGGTTTAGCAAGTCGGATTGCAGAGCTTACTGAGCAGATGCGAAGCCGAGAAGACGGGCCGAGACCCCGCGGCGGGATGTTTGGAGATCTCATGAGCCAAATACAGTCGGAACGAGATCAGGCGCGCATGCAAATTCCTGTGGAAAACATGCTTGCGCCACCTCCTGAAGAGTATTTTATGGAAAGGAGCCGTAGGCAAATGCAAGCTCCTGATATGGAAAAGATCAGAAGGCAGATCATGCAGAACATTAAAATAAGAGGCATAGGCATTTAATGGCTATCTCTGACGATTTACAAGCAGCCCAAGACGAATACGGTAGCTCAGCATCCCCATATGCAAGTCTGAGTGAGTATTTGATGCAGCGCCCTGCTTACGATAGGGGCGCTAGGGCTGCGCCAGCGGCTCCAACGATGAGAACGCTTGACGCTATTGCTCCAGATACTGACCAGCTTTTGGCTAATCAGTACGAGCAGATAATGGCGGAGCAGAGAGATGCTCAAGAGGCATCTGCGGCGGCTCGTCAGACGGAAATTGACAGCCTAAGAGACCTGTTGAGAGAAGACCTTGCCACGTCAGAGCAGGCGGCTCTGGGCGAAAGGTCTGAGCTTTCCAAGTCTCTTGAGGCGCAGATAGAAGATATGCGTCGTGGCGTTGACGCAGAAACCATAGATCTTCGCCAAGCTGGACTCGACGAGAGGGCTGCGCTTGCTCGTCAGATTGAAGAAGGCGACAAGTTGGTTAGAGAGGCGCAGGTTCAGGCCATTGGCGACTTGGAAGACCGGCAAGGTTCTTTGGTTGGCGATCTTAAAGAAAGAATAGGCTCTTTATCTTCTGATCTTTCTAGCATCAATAGCGTGATTGATCAGAATTATTCTGAATTGGTTAACATTCAAGAAACCTCGTCAGGTGCTACTCAAGAGCAAATATCCGGCATAAACCAAGAGCTGGAATCATTAAGCGGTACTCAGTCGGAAATTGACACGCTAAACCAGCAGCTTGAAACCTTGTATGAAGATGTAGACGCTGGAAATGTTGATCAATCTGAATTGTTGCGTGGAGAGGTTTCCGACTTAATTGCTGGTTTAGAAGGCAAGATAGGCGGCATTCAAGACAACCTTGGCGCTCTGCCGATCGACCAGATTCAGGCAGAGCTTGCCACAGTCAACGATCAGACTGCTGCTTTTCAACAAGCAATTGACACTGCTGGCACAGAAAGAACTGACCTTGCTGCAAGAATAGAGGCGTTGCAGGCCGCTGGCTTGACCCAAGACGACCTGTCTGGCTTGTCCGAGTCGATTGCGAGCCAAAGGCAGACGGACATCACTTCAGCCCTAGACCCTGTACAACAGCAGATTGAGGCGCTTCGCGGCGAGATACCCGGAGAGATTGACGCTGAAGCATTACGCAAACAGATTACCGACGACATCATGGCTCAGATGGCTAATCAAGCACCTCCCGCTGGCGGGGGCACTGGTGGCACTGACACAAATGTAGATGTTGGCGACGTTGTTGTTGAACCCAGCCCCGGATTCAGTGGAACGCCCTATGAAAACTTTATGGGCGGGTTCGTTCCCGGTGCAGGGCAAACCTATGATGCAGGCGTAAACTACGGGCCGTCAGCGTCTGAAGCCGCAGGATTCTCTCCCGGCTCTGGCTCTGCTGGGACTACCTTTCCAGAGGGAGAGCGTTCAATTTATGATTCATACACACAGTACGATCCCGGTGATTACGTTAGGTCGTCAGTTCCTGACCCAATAATGGGCACCAAGAAAGGCAGCATGCCCGGCGGCGGCCCGGGGTTTGGTTATATAAAACGCGAGCAAAACAACGCAATCGATTACGGACAAAACCGATCAATTATGCCAATCAACTACGGCACTGGAACTATCAACAATAAGAACCTTTTTCAAACAAATTACGGCACTCGTTAATTATGGCTTCTTCAACGCCAAAAAATGTAGCCAACCCGAGTCTTTATGCAAAAGCTAAGGCTAAAGCTAAGGCTAAGTTTGATGTTTACCCGAGCGCATATGCAAACGGCTGGATGGTCCAGGAGTACAAGCGGATGGGTGGTAAATACAAAGGCGTTACTGGCGGCGAGGTAAGTTTAGATCCAAAGAAAAGCGATCTTGATAATGACGGCAAGCTAAGCCGTTACGAGCGTAAGCGCGGCACTGCTATCGCCAAGAGTATGGCAAAGAAAATGAACATGGGCGGAACCGTGATGGTTCAAGGCCGTGGATGCGGCGCTATCATGCCAGACAAGCAAAAGAAAACGCGAGTGCCCCGTGGCTAGGACTGGGCTAAAGAAATGGTTTAGTGAAGATTGGGTGGACATCGGTTCCCCAAAGAAGGACGGCAAGTATCAATCGTGTGGCCGAAAAAGCGCGTCAAAAAAAAGCGGCAGGGCTTACCCAAAGTGCGTACCGGCAGCAAAAGCGGCAGGCATGACGGAAAGCCAGAAGAAAAGCGCAGTGGCGCGAAAAAGATCTAAGAGACAAGGTGTGGGCGGAAAGCCTACAATGGTAAAAACATTTGCCGCTCGCGGCGGATCTATTAGAAATAAACCCGGTAATTCCGGCTTATTTGGGAGACGATAATGAAGATGAAAGCAAAAGGTTACGTGAGAGGCGGTGTAGCTGGCAAAAGAACAAGTGTAAGGCAACCTGCGCCCCGAAAAGAAAAGATTGCTGCCGGCAAGATTGCTGCTGCGGCAAGAGCATCAAGAAACACAAGTATGGGCGGGAAAGAAGCTGGCTCGTCAAGAGCGCGATCTGGCGCAGGGACTGGCAGATCAATTTCAGAGTTGAGTGAGGCTCAAAAGAATTTGCTTAGATCTGTTCAAAGCACCGGAAAAAAACAATCAACAAGTGTGATTGATGACTTAACTAAAAAGTACGGCAATCTTGCCGCCCGTGAAGAGCGAAAAAATTTAAAGAAGAAAGCGCCTAGACCACCCGGGATGAATGTGGGCGGAGCTGCAATGAAGACCAAGGGTTACGCTAAAGGCGGTGCCGCAATGAAGACCAAAGGAGCAGCAAAAGGCGGAATGAAAAAACCATCTTCCAAAAAGACGGGATTATTTGGTCGTAGATAGTGGCTTACCTTCAGAGCAATATCCCTCACTTTAAGTGCTGGGTGCGGAAGGAGTACACGCATAATCATGAGAAGTATCATGGTGAGTTCATCCACGCGATGGCGATTGCTGTAACGACCATGCCAACTCGATGCTTGTCGTTTCAGGTGATCTTTACAGGGGCCGAAACATACGACGATGACAGCGAGCAAAATGTACATGGAGGAGCAATGTGGGCGAGGATGCCGATCACGGCTTTGGTCGCTGACACGCCACTTGATGATTGGCCTGAAGCAATGCCTGTCTGGGCTTGTCAACCTTGGGATTGCAGTTCTTATAATCACGCTACTTACGTGCTTGACCGCTGCACACCTTGCCCTTGGCTTGCTAAGATCGATGGCGAGTTTTATCCGGCAAAGTATTATTTCACAGTGGATTATGCAGAAAATGAGATAGCGGATGATCCAGCTCAACACAAGCAAAGCCATATTTTAGAGCTGCTTGATGCTGGAGAGTGGACGGGCAACATTGTTGCTTTACCCAATAACAGAGTACGGGTAACGCACCCTGCTTGGTTTGAGACAGGGGATGGTGCCCCAGACTTTAAGCCCAGCCAGCATATCCACTACTCGAAAAGTGATTTAGACTATACTCTTGACGTAAATCAGGTTTTTAACAACCTATACGCGGGTGACGAAGATGGCGGTAAGCGGAAGTAAAGATTTTGAATTAGACGTAGCAGACTATGTCGAAGAAGCGTTTGAGCGTTGTGGCTTGGAGCTTCGCACGGGCTATGACTTGAAAACCGCAAACAGGTCTCTGAACCTGATGCTTGCAGAGTGGGCCAACCGTGGCTTGAACCAGTGGACGATCAACCAAAAAACTTTGGCCATGGTCAAAGACACCACCTCCTACACAATTGACGCAGTCACCCCAACCGCGACTATCGATGTCCTTGATGTCTTTATTCGGGAGACGATCGGAGGCGTATCAACAGACGTGCCGATGACCCGCATGTCTCGGTCTGAATACGCCAATATGTCGGTCAAATCCAGCACAGGCAAGCCCAACCAGTATTTTGTGGACAAGCAGATTAGCCCGACCATCACGGTTTGGCCTGCACCCGACCAAAACTCTAAGTACGACATTTACCTTAACGTCTTGAGCCGTATGGATGATGCCGATGCTGGAGCAAATACACTGCAAATACCCTTCCGGTTTTATCCGTGCCTAGCCGCAGGTTTGGCTTACTACTTGGCCATGAAGCGAGCACCGGACAAGGTGCAGATGCTCAAGGCGTTGTACGAAGAAGAATTTCAGCGAGCACTGTCGCAAGACGAAGACAGAGCTTCATTTAGGGTGGCCCCTGATTTACGTGGCTACACGATAGCGTAATGGCTTATGCGTCGAACAAGAGGGCATACGGAATCTGCGACATATCAGGATTTCGTTATCGCCTAAAAGATATGAAGATGACTTGGGATGGCCTTTTGGTTGGGCCAGACCAATGGTCACCAAAACACCCGCAGCTTATGCCCAAACCTGCGCCCTTTGACCCGCAGGCATTGCAGATCACAAGGCCAGACCAAGCTGCTGATGGGAACGATAACAATTTTTTTACCGTCTACACCAGCGTGGGAGATGGAATTTTGGGCACAACTTTGCAAACTTTTGGAATAACCTGTAGTGTTGGGACTGTGGAGGTAACTACGTCATGAGCTTCACTTTAGCAACGCTTAAATCGACCGTGCAAGATTACTTGCAGGTTAATGAAACCACGTTCAACAACAACCTGAACACGTTTATTCAGGAGTCTGAGAGCCGAATCTTCAAGATGGTTCAGCTCCCAGAGCAAAGAAAAAATGTGCAGGGTACGTTGACTGCGAGCAATCGATTCTTGGCTACGCCGAGCGATTATTACGCACCGTTTTCGTTAGCGGTCATTGATAGCAATAACAAGTACCATTATCTGGATTTCAAGCACCCATCATTCATCAAGGAATACAGCCCGATCACGACGACAACTGGTCGGCCCAAGTATTACTCTCTGTTTGATGAGGCAGCATTTGAGCTGTCGCCTGTGCCAGATTCTGGTTACACAGCAGAGCTGCACTACCTGTACAAACCAGCGTCTTTGACGGCTGGCAGCGACTCAGGTACGACACTTCTGTCTACGGATCACCCTGATCCATTACTGTACGGCACCTTGGTTGAGGCTGCTGTGTTTCTCAAGGAAGCTCCTGACGTAATAGCCAACTTCGAGGCTCGTTTCAAGGAAGGCATATCTAGGATGAAGAATCTTAGCGAAGGCCGTGGAACCCGCGACGAGTACAGGTATGACTTATTACGAACAGGGGTGACCTAATTGGAACCAATAAAAGAGTTAGAAGGTAAAAAGGTAGCGATTATAGGCTTGGGCGCAAGCCAGATCGATTACGTTATAGGAAAAGAAAACAGCGTCGAATGGGACGAGGTCTGGGTCATTAACTCTGCCCTATCCGTCTTTGAGTGCGACAGGGTCTTTATGCTTGACCCGGCAAGCCGTTTTCTTGACACCGAAGACGCGGGAAACCAAACGGGGGTTATGAGAAAACTACTGCCAAAGTTTGAAAAGCCGATTTATACGTGCGAGCTGGATGAACGAGTACCGGCGTTGGTTGAGTATCCTTTAGAAGAAGTCATCAAGGATCAGCGTTGTGCTTACATGAACACAACAGTTGCTTACTCGCTGGCTTTTGCGGCGTATAATAAGGTCGGGTCTGTTGACCTTTTTGGAATGGACTTTAGCTATAAGAATAACCTGCACTTTGCTGAAGCTGGCAGGGCATGTTTAGAGTTCTGGATATGCAAGATGATTGCCATAGGCATAGAGGTTGGCGTTAGCCCAAGGTCGTCGTTGCTAGACCAGAACGTGCCTCTTCAAGAGCGGCTTTATGGCTACCACCGGCTGGCTAATCCAAAGGTGGCAATGCCAAACCCAGAGGGTGAGTGGGTTGTCTGTGATCGGTCTGAGTTGGCTCAGATGGTCAAGAAGCACAATCTAGAGACGGTGGAGTTGCCGTCATCACCAGAACCGTACAAGGGGTAGTCATATGTCGCAGGGAGATTTTCAGTTAGGACAGGTAATGGTTTCTACCACCGATAATCGCGGCCATGACGTGGATTTTTGGGCAAAAGAAACAACAAAAAAGATACTAGGTATTTCGGAGGAGGCAGCGCCTCACATTCGTTTGCAGGCGGAGGCTTTCCGAGATCAAGTTTATACCTTAATATGGATGGGTATGAAAAATGCTGTAGCTTCTGACCGTGTAACAATTAGAGGCTTATTAGCATCTCAAGGGCATGGAGACATGGCGAAAATAATCAAGGAGCTTTGACATGGCAATCACCAGTGCGATTCCTACCAGCTTTAAGCAAGAGTTGCTAGTAGGTACACATAACTTTACCGCTTCTAGCGGCAACGCATTTAAGCTTGCGCTTTATACGTCTAGCGCAACTTTAGGCGCTGCGACTACGGCTTTTACCACAACCGGCCAAGCTAGTGGCACAAACTATACGTCGGGCGGTGGAACCATAACATCGGTCACCCCAACCACTAGCGGGACGGTCGCCCTGTGTGATTTTGCCGACAAAACTTTTGGTACGGCAACAATCACGGCGAGGGGGGCAATGATCTACAATGACACCCAGTCGGACAAGGCTTGCGCTGTAATCGACTTCGGTGGAGACAAGACCAGCACCGCTGGCGATTTCACTATCGTCTTCCCCAGCCCAACGGCTACGGGCGCGATCATACGGTTGGCGTAATGGCTCATGCCGCTACAGACATTAAATTTTCAGCCGGGCATCGACAAAGAGGGCACTGATTATTCGGCGAAAGGCGGCTGGGTAGACGGTAACCTAATTCGGTTTAGGAAGGGTCAAGTCGAGAAGGTAGGTGGCTGGCTAAAGCTGGGCGCCAACTATTACCTTGGTGTGGGTCGGGCGCTGCACTCTTGGATTAGTCTTGGGGGTGTGCGCTACCTCGGCGTTGGCTCTACGTGGAAGTATTATATCGAAGAGGGTAACAGCTACTACGATATAACCCCTATCAGGGCCACCACATCCGCTGGTGATGTTACCTTCGGCGCTTCCAATGGCTCTTCTACTATCACCGTTACCGATACCGGGCACGGCGCAGCAAACAACGATTTTGTGACCTTCAGTGGCGCAGCAACCCTTGGTGGAAATGTTACCGCCGCGGTTTTAAACCAAGAATACCAAATATCATTGGTTACCAGTGCCAACGCTTACGAGATAGTAG